AAGGTAATGGCCTGCAAGTAGTCTTTGGTACACTCGCCGCACACAATTTTTAATGGCTGCATCTCTGCTGCCAGTTTTGTTTCAATGATGTGATCTCTAATTTTACTGAACAGACGTCGATCACAATTTTTTAGCATGTCTTCAATGTATTCCGGTTCACTGACCAATGCAGCCGGAGTTTTAACTGCCGCAATACTTTGTGCCAGCGCACTGACTGTAATCTCTGTAATTTTCATCAATGCTGTACTGAGCGCAGACATTCGTTGGTCATCAGGCATCTCAGTGCCTGGTAAAATTTGTAGTATTTTTTGTTCTTCAAACTGACGCTGGTTATTTTCGTTAAGATTTCGGTAGGACATTGGTTTGAAATACACTTCAAGATCACCATCAATTACAGGTTTTGAATAATCAGGTGCTCGCATATTTTCCAGCATGGTACGTAAATCAATTCCGTAGTCTGCTTCATTTTTACAATGTGGACAAGTGGTTGAAATTTCCATTGTGGTTCCGTAACTGGCCATGCGTATTGCAACCAAAATAGTGTCAACATCCATGGCAGGAATGCTCCATGGATCCCGGATAGCAGGAATACAACTTTTGATAACATTGACCACTGCGTTGCCGTTGAACAGTGCGTCAGGTGTTCTGTAGGTAATTTCATCAATTGCAGTCATTGGATAAACCGGAAGTTCTTGATTGGCTGGCATTACAATTGCGCCTTCAGAATAATATTTTCCGCCACTGGGCAATTTAACATACACAGCCGGCTGTCTAAAATATTGTGTTAATGGGTTATTTGACATGATTTTTTCCTAGGTAAATATAGTTATGGCAAGTATGTACACCCCTGAAGAAAAAGCAGAAATCGAAGCGCGAGCGGCGGACGAGATAAAGCGCCTTGGCGCTGTTTCTATTGAAACCAAAATGGCCCTGATGGACATGTCCGTTGGTATCAAAGGATTTACTGCTAGTCTGAGCAAAGGACTTGGACAACTGGGAACTTCTGCACTGGGGTTAACTAAACAACTGGCTGAAGGTGAAATTGGTGCATCAGTATTTAATAAATCCATTGGCGGAGTAGCAGATGCATTAGGCGATCTACTAGGACTTATTCCTTATGTGGGTGGTGCACTTAAAACACTGGTCAAAGGTGCAAGCGAGTACACACAGGCTGTAAACAAACAGGCAGATTTACTATACAGCAATTATCAAAAAATGTCCGAAATGGGTGCCACAGCAGCCGACGGCATGCAAGGCGTTTATGATAATTTAAAACGCATGAACTACGGCACTGACGAACTTGATAAGTTTGTCAGCATTGTTAAAGAAAATTCAACAACACTGGCCAATTTTGGTGGCACGGTGAGTCAAGGTCTTGGCCAAATGGCTGCTGTGTCATCGTCTATACAACAGAGTGGTATGGGGCGACAGTTCCGGGACATGGGTATCAGTGTTGATGAGGTCAATAAAGGCATTGCTAGTTACACAAAGCTACAAATGCTGTCGGGTGCTCGACAAAAAATGTCCGCAGATGAACAAGCGGTGGCAGCTGCCAATTATATTAGAGAAACAGATCTATTAGCAAAAATTACCGGTAAGAATAGACAAGAACAAGAACAGTCACGCGAAAGTGCAATGGCTGAAGAACGCTATGCTGGCTACAAACTAGAGTTAGAACAACGTGCTGCCATGGGCGACAAAGCGGCTGCTGAACAACTCAAACAGACCGAATCCACACAGATTATGCTGGACAAAATGGCTCCGGAAACTCGCAAAGGTTTCTTGAATATCTTGTCAGGCAGTTTGAACACTCCAGAAGCGCAGAAATTGTTGTTGACCATGCCAAACGCGGCTGCAGTTGCAGGAAAAGAAACGTTTACGCAGGCTGAATTCATGGCAGCCGCACAGGCAGACGTAACAAAAAATCTAAACGGCTCAGCTACACAACTTGCTAAAATAGGTGCCAACAACGACACATTCTTGAGCATACAAGAACAGCAAAAAATTAAAGCCATGATGGAAACTGGCACCATTGAAGAACGTGAAGCGGCAGCTAAAAAAGCGCAAGTGGTGACAGACAAGACCACACAGAACATGACAGATCTGCAGGATGCCAATCGTGCATCACGTGATAAACTACAAGATTTAATCAATGCTGGTATAACTCCTGTGACAACTGGAATGAAAGGACTTGCCAACGCCACTGATGCAACCATTGAAGCCATGACCAAACTGGCTAATGCGGCAGGAGTCACAACTAAAAAACGTGATGAACCTGGTGCCGCCGCGCAGGCCGCAGCAAGGCCAGGCGCTTCGCCTACTGCAGGTGGTGGAAGCGGTGGTGGTGGGGTTGGCGGCTTCTTGAGCGGACTCTTTGGCGGTGGTGGCAAACAAGCACCTGCTGCTTCGGGCGGTGGTGGGGGTGCAGGCGGGGCGCCAGCGGCAGCCAAGCCAGCGGCAGCCAAGCCAGCGGCAAGTGCAGGTGGAAGTGCAGGCGGAGCAACTCCAGCAAAACCTAGTCCTCAACCACCTGAAGGATCTGGCTCTGCATCAGCGGCTGAAAAAGTTGACTTAACAAAAATATTAAAATTTACTGCTAAATCTGGTAGCCAACAAAATTTTGAAGGGCTAAACGAAACATTTAAAAATTCTGTCATTTCTGCCGCAACTGAGTATAACAAATTAACCGGTGGTATGTTGCAGATCAACAGTGCCAAGCGAGACCCTGCAGACCAACAAAGAATATGGGATGAATCAGTGGCTGCTGGTAGAACTGGTAGAACTGCCAGCGGCATGCCTATTGGTAAACCGGGACGAAGTTTACATGAACGAGGTGAAGCAGTTGATATTCAAAATTATCAAGATCCAGCGGCTGTGTCTGCTCTTGCAAAATACGGGTTAACGCAGAAAGTACCTCAAGATCCTGTGCATTTTCAAGCTGCCAACGGTGGCATAGTTCCTCCGTTGCCCGGCGGATCAACAGTGCTAGCAGGTGAAGCCGGGCAGTCCGAAGCAGTGGTTCCATTGCCGGATGGCAAGACAATACCTGTGCAAATGGTTGGCAATGAAGAACAAATGAGTATGATGACAGCACAACTGGATAGACTGGACCAAATGGTACGCATAATGCAAACTCAAGTGGGTGTGTCAGAGCAAATATTGAAGTATGCACAGTGATCACGGTAAATATAAAACTATGGATTTCTACGTATATCAGTACATAACAGAGTCAGGCACACCTTATTATATAGGTAAAGGGTCTGGTCGTCGCATCCATCGAGAACATAGCAAAACAACATTACCACCTCTAGAACGTAGGATTATTGTTAAAGATAACCTTACAAACGAAGAAGCAAAACAACTGGAAAAAGAGTTAATCACAAAATACGGTCGTAAGTTAGACGGTGGTCTATTGGACAATATTAAAATTAACCAATGGGCGTGCCATACAGGATGGACACATTCAGAAGAAACCCGTCGTAAAATCAGTGAAGGTAATCGTGGTAAAACTCGCACACCAGAACAACGTGCCAAGTTAATGAAACCGCGTCCTCCCGAAGTGATTGAAAAAATAAGACAGGCTAATATTGGTCGTCCGTACGATCCTATTAGGGCTGCAAAAATTTCTGAAACACTAAAACGTAATAATGCTGAGCGCAGATTAAAGGAACAATTAAATGGCTGAATCAACAGTTGGTAGCGAATCTGGCCCAGGTCGCAAAAGAGGCTGGCTCAAGTATTTCAAAGTGGCCGCAGGTGACGCCAATGGCCAACTGAGTCCTATCTCTGGGCGTAATCAGGCTGGTCTGCCGGGATACGATCGCCAAAATGGCTACACTGGCAACGCCGGAACAGGCAATGATTTTGCATTTCGTAACTATGCCAGCCGTCTGCCTGAAGTTTATTCTGGACACCCCAATCGTATTGAACGTTATAATCAGTATGAAAACATGGATCTTGACAGTGAAGTCAATGCCTGTTTGGACATCATTGCAGAATTCAGCACACAGAACAACGAAGATAACAACACACCCTTTGATATCACATTCAAAGATACTCCCACTGATCACGAAGTAGAAATCATTAAAAAGCAGTTACAGCAATGGACCAAACTGAACAAGTTGGATCAGCGCATGTTCAAACTGTTCCGTAACACCATCAAGTATGGCGATCAGTTGTTTGTGCGTGACCCAGAAACATTTGAAATGTACTGGGTTGACATGGTCAAAGTCAGTCGTGTGATTGTGAACGAATCAGAAGGCAAGCGTCCAGAACAGTACATTATCCGTGACATCAATCCCAACTTTCAAAATCTAAGTATTGCACAAAAAACCACCAGCGACTACTATGTGAGTCGTTCAACAGGTAGTACAGGACAAACCAACTACTCAAGTCCCAATGGCGGATCAGGTGGTGGTGCTGGCGGCACTGTGGGCAACAGTAGATTTGCCCAGGCCATGAATGAAACCTGTATTGATGCCAAGCACGTGGTGCATTTGAGTTTGAATGAAGGCTTGGATTACTTCTGGCCATTTGGACAAAGTATCTTAGAAAACATTTTCAAAGTTTACAAACAAAAAGAACTTCTGGAAGACTCTGTGCTGATCTATCGTGTGAGCCGTGCTCCAGAACGTAGAGTGTTTAAAATTGACGTGGGCAACATGCCCAGCCACATGGCCATGGCCTTTGTGGAA